TACACATTCGGGGCCAACGGTCCCTGGAATTACTTTTTCGAGCAGCCGCCGGAAGGTGTCAAATTCGTCCACATGGTCGGCGTGTATGTCGGTGAGACCGAACGGCATCACCTCGTTACGAGCGACTTTTGCTCGCTGGCGGACGGTAAAGTTATGTCCATACACCCAAAGCACTTCGACAAAGGTTCAGTGACTATCGAATTCCTATAGGAGGTTGCCATGGGGCGGCAGTACAGAGATCGGCGGGCCACCGCCAAGAACAGCGTCGCGGAGTGGTGCGGAAAGCATGTGGTGCGCGAGGAGCCGGTGCGCTCTTTCCGCTTCCACGACGTCAAGGTCAAGGCGTCCTACGACAAAGGTAGGAGCGACCTGCGGCCCGGCTTCATCGTCTATTCGCCAAAGGAAGGGGCTGGCTTTAGCTACACCTCCTTTTACGCGTTCACGCTGACCTGGACGCCAGGCCACATGACCATCGTCGGCGACCTCGGCGAGCTGACCATTGTCCACTACCACGCCATGCCGACCTTCGAGGAGGCGTGCAACTGGTTGCAAACCTCGGACTACGACTATCTGCTCGGCAAGGCCAATGTGCAGCGCGAGTTTGTGCGCGACGACACAATCGAAGACATCTGGCGCGTGATCTCCGAAGAGGCGCTGCAGGCTATCGAGGAAATCAATAAGGAAGTCGCCGGCTGGGAGAAGGACAAGCCCAAATGGAACAAGCGCGCTGGCATGACGAAAGCCGAGTTTGACGACGAGATGGGTTATTGGGAGCGCAGCAGCCCGCGCAACGACTACCGCTTCGAAAGCGTCGATGCGCCCAGGGACCTCAATCGCAATCTGTGGCGCCAGCACGAGGTCGATGGCTGGCGGGTGCCGGATGGTTTTTACTGGGCCTTCCGCGCCTGGAAGGACCTGCGCCATAGCTTTCATTTCAACGGCACGGATGATCCGGGCGTGCTGATGACGGCCGACGGCATGGCAAGGTTGCGCCGAGCGCTCGACGAACGCCTGGACGATCAGCTCGAAGACGAAATCGTTGGCTGGGTCTACCGCGATCTCGGCTACGATGATTATTCCCCCTGCCGTGAGTACCCGCAGCAGGCCTTCTTCCAGATCGCCGCGATGCAGCACGGCATCAATATGCTTCTTGCCCAGCAGCCACAAAAGAAGGAAAAATCAGCCGCGTAGCTTCACGGCATCCGGTCCCACGACCGGATATCGGGCAGTTGCCCAGGTTAACCTCCCAAGGAAGGAATGAAACATGATCCGCAAGTTCTATGCTATCTGCGCCCTCTTCGCATCCATCGCGGTTATCTCCGCGTTGTCCGTCGCTACGCCTGCATTTGCAGCCGGCGCTGGCACCTGCGAGAAGCCGATGAACGGCACCGAAGTCCAAAAGGGGCAGTGCAAGTTCTATCTGTCCCGCAACGAAGACACCCAGCAGAAGGCCCAGTTCGACAATAAGAGACAGCGCGAAGCCGCCAAGGCGGCCTCTCGTCCGGCACGGAAATAACACGGAGCTTTCCGGTTTCCTGCCCTTCAGTGGGGCAGGTTTCCCGAACGTTTCAAGCAGCTAATGAAAGGACAAGGCAGCATGAGATCAGACAGTAGATCACGTATAGCCCTGATGGGCAGCGGCGCAGCGCTCGCCATCGCTATGATGGCCCCTATGCGCGCGGTCAGCGAGAGCATCATCACTGAGACAGAGGAAGTGCCGCGCGTGCGCACCGTCTCGCACCCGTACGACGAGGTCAAGGATGACGCCGATATGCGGGAATGGGCCACGAAGGTTGGCGCGCTGACAGAGGCGCAGGCGCATGTCTTCCGCGCCTTCAGGCAGGCCGGCGTCGGCCGTCAGGAGGCCTATGACCAGGCCCTGCAGATCGACCCGGCTCTGTCTCTGGACGACCTCCAGGCCACGGCCAAGCAGAACCTCATGGAGCGCGCGCCGCGCTATGCCGCAGCCGAGGCGAAGCGCCAGCGCAAGGCCGCCAAGCTTGCCCGCCAGGCCGCCGGCAATGAGCTGACCGACATCCTTGCTAAGGCGCAGCCTCTGTTCGGCCTCGAAGCGCAGGGGCACATCCCAACGATCGAGAAGATGCTTGCCGACGGCAAGACCTGGGCGGAGATCGGCGAAGCCATCCACTGGGACGGAGACACCGCTTGGGGATACTATGAGCGATATAAGGCGAGGGGCTGATGGGAATTCGTATTAGACGCGCCATGGGCTGGGGTATGGAGTGGAATGCCTTTGAGGAGGCAACCACTCTCGACTGCCAGACGCACGAGACCTGGGACGCCGTCGACGAGGCCATGTGCAAGGCGACCGACGCCGACCTGACGATGACCATGGAGGAGCGAAAGGAGAGCTGGAATACGCGTGGTATCACCGTCGTCCACGATAATCGTCTGCTGGCGCTCGACATGACATTCGACGACGAAAAGCCTTCTATGGCAGACGGTTACCGTCACCGTGTCGAGCCGAAGCTTGCCGTGGCTGACGATCTCTGGACGACAGTCTGGAACGGCGACGACATCACGCACGTCATTTTCTGGCCGAACGCGCGGACGGCAAAGAAATGGTTCCGTCGCGACGACGATCTCGACTACGCCTTCGAGGCGCAGCGCGACGGGTATGGAGGCGACCCTGCGGCGCGCGATTTCGTCCAGTTCATGAAATTCAATCCGTATCCATACTCGAACTACATCATGGAGCCGGATAGCGGAAATCCGCTGGAATGGGTGGCCTTCTTCGAGCTCGATCGCGAATACGAGAAGACGGGTTGGGCACCGGCTCCGGCAACGGAGCTGCGCTGGTGGCTGCCGAACCGCAAGAGGATCACGCTCGAAGTCGCGCTGCAGGGTGCGATAGGGAGGCTGTGATGCAGAACCAGATCATCAGAGCCCTCATCAATGGCCTGGCTTGGAACGTCACACGACGTTTGCCCGTATGGGTTTGCGTTGCTATCCTGGCGGCGCTTTATATTTTCGGAGGACACAAATGAACTACGATTATACCTCAAAGCGCGACATGAGTGCGCTCGCGGACGAAATCCGCAACACGCCGAAGCTCCGCCGTTCGGTCTTCTATGCGGCCATCCTCGGCAACCAGATCATGCGCACGCGCTGGTCGCTACACGTGTCGGCATGGATCATCCGCAAGGCGCGCGGCTTGTCGAGAGCCGAGGCATGGTACCTCCTCCTGCAGAAGCTGCGAGACTTTGACCCCGACATGATGGCCGGCGCTATCACCGATCTCGCAGATCACGTGGAGAACGGCCACGACAAGGTCGACCCGAAATCGGCGGCCGGTCTCAACGGCCCGGAGCTGACCATCGTGTTGCACGCCATGCGCGTCTGTGGCTGGCGTGATCCGCGCGCTGAAATGAACCCTGTTGCAAACTTGAAGGAGGCATAAGATGAAGACCATCCCGCAAATCCGCGCCCGCATGCATGAACTGGCCGACATCCTAAAGTGCAAGGAGCTGCACGAGCTGGCCGACGCCACCAAGCGCCGCAAGCCGGTGCGTAGGGCTCCGCCTGTCCATGCCGTCGTCACGACCAAGCTCGCTCAGGAAGTCCGAGACTATGCCGCTCGCTACCCGTCGGCACACCTGTCCGAGATCGGCTTGAAGTTCGACCTCAATCAAGGCAGGGTTTCAGAAATCTTGGCAGGAAAGCGTTAGCCTACAACTGTTAGTTGTTCCATAACGTATGTTATGCGCTCTTTACGAGCGCACTGAAGGGGCCGGGGTGACCGGCTCTTTTCGAGCTGTTTGGGGAGAAGCCGAACCATAGCACGATCGCAGCGGATTGCAACCCGTTGCGTTTTATTAGTTGACAAACACTCATACATATGACAGTATGAAACATAGGAAAAGGAGGCGGGAATGAACCTTTACAACGCAGACATACTGATCAAGGCAACGGTCTACGTGAAGGCCGAGAGCGAGGAAGAGGCGCAAGAAAAGGTCCTCAAGCTCAATGGGCTCTGCCTGGAGCTGTCCGAGGACGAGCACGCCGAGCTGCCGATCACCGGCATGACCTACAACAACCCCGATCTGCCAGACATCAGCCTCTCACCGGCCGTGACGGTCGGTTACGCGGACCCTATCCAGGTGGTCGAGGAAGATATCGACGCTGACCCGGAGGATCGCACCCTCCCCGGCGACGACAATGAGCCGGAGGACGCTTGATGCGCGAATATACCTTTGACCTGACACTGAAAGCAGCCGTCACCGTGAAGGCGGAGAACGCCGACCAGGCGCTGGCGATGGTGCAGACCGTGTTCGAATGTGCCGACTGCAACGGCGGTGCCTGGCCGAATGGCGAGCCCGTCTTATTCGAGGCGTCCCTCGATCAGCGGCCAGACATCGGCATGATCGACGGCGAAGACGCCAGCATCCAGACCTTACGCGAGTGGGACGAGTTGCGCGAAGAGGAACAAGGCAGGATTGGTGACTGATGGACAACCTAATCGTTCGAAAGCGTGTGCTAATGAACAACGAGAACGTGCCACCTCCGAAACCGGAACAAGACTGGTACATGCGCTGGCCGAACGGATCGGAAGTCTACGCGGCCGGCGGCACGGGGCAGATCGAGCAGCAGCTCGGATGGGTTATCCGACGCGGAGCCGAGCACCTGGCTTTCCAGCGCACGGGCCCAGGTGAGGACGACATAAAATTCGCCGGCAGTGCGCCGGATGCGTCCTCGGCTATAGTCAAGCTGGGCGGCAAACTCTGGACTATCGGCTACAAGCCGCCTAGTCCCGCGCCCGCAAAGTCCCCTTCCCAGACAGCATCTTCCGAACATCTGCCGGCGATAAGGAAAAGAGTTCGCCAGCCTTCTCAATAGACATGCCGTATTCAACGTATGTCTTCATCTTCTGGTACTCGGACGCGGTCATCAGGGGGCCGATTTCATCTATGAAAGTCTCGGCGATCTTTTCCTTTACCGCGCCCAGATGTTCGTCTGGGTTGTTGAAGCCCATGCGCTCGAAGGCGCTGCGCAACACCCGGTCAAGCATCATCGGCCGCTTGTATCCCAGAGGCACGATGGTCGAAGATAGCGCGCCAGCGAGGCGCTGCACGAGTCTCGGTTTTTCGGTCATCACCATACTGTTCATCTTGTTTTCTTCCTTCAATACAGTCCGATTTACTGTTCGTCCACTCTAAAGCGCCCACGGTTAACAGTTTGATAACGCTAGATTTTACAGATGTAGGGGACAATTCCAGTGCAACGCGTTGCAGTATATTTGACAAACACTTTAATATATGGGATAGTGATCTTATCAAAGGAGGGCTACATATGCTAAGCATCACTAGCAGGGCAACCAAGAGAGACGTGCTTCTCGAAATAGATAAGGATTACAGTCGTCGCGGCTGCAGCTACGTGGTCTTCGCCAACGGCATTCCCGTCGACGGCGCGGCCACGATCATCAAGGCCAAGCGCGCCGCTAATGCTTTCGTCGGGGAACACGTGTTCGATCTCAAAGAGGCCCGCGTCCACGCATAAAATTGAAACCCGTTGCAACAGAAAGGTAACAACCAATGACCACCATCTCCCCTGCCCCGCCCAGCAAATGGGCACTCTTTCGCCACTCGGTGGTCGCGGGGTTCAGGCGCGCCTCGGCCTGGCTCTGGCGGGGCTTTAAAGATTTGTGGGAATTTTTCGCACCCTACGCGCTAGTCCTCGGCGCCATTCTTCTTTTCGCCCTGCTCTCGCATCTCGACGATCCGGAGCTGAAGACGCCGCTCAGCATCGTCCGCGTTGTCGTCATAATGACCGGGCTCTGGGGTGTGGACCTGGCCGCCAAGCGGGCGCAGGCAAAAGCCAATGCCAATTACGCCGATAAGCTCTTCGACTTCGTCATCGAAGATCGGGACGCCTCGATCAGCGTGGTCACCACCACGTCGCCGGAACTGCTGGCGCTCAAGGACGCCATCCCTGGCTTTCTGGCAGGCCACGCAGCGCTGCAGAAGGAAGTCATAGAGCTGCGGGCGAAGGTCAAAGCAGATGAGTAACGAGCGCGCTATCCAGATCGAGGAGCGGCGCGTAGAGGCCCTGGCCGCTAAATACGCCCCGCCCAAATCCCCCGAATACGAAACGTCGACGCCTCGCCTGAAGAAGTTCGGTGGCGACATGCTGAATATCTCCTACCCGGAGATGGTGCAGCTCTCCGAAACGCTTGCGTTTCATCTGCACGCCGTTGCCGGTGTCACCGTCGGCCCCCACGACCTGGCCTCGGCCTTCTTCAAGACCGTCGAGACTATGAACTCCCTTCCAACTGAGAAGCCTGCCGAGAACACCTCTTCGGACAGGCGTAGCAAAGGAAATACCTGGTGACTATTGAACTCGTAACCAAGCCCTGGGTGGGCGTCCTGGCGCAGCCGCAGCTCAATCTCGGCGTGATGGAGGCTTTCGCGGAAGAGCACGGCCTCGAAGAATTCGCCGGTGACTTCGGCGACCGCCCTGACACGCCGATCGGCCGCATCTTTCAGGCGCTCGAACGCGACGACGAAGCTTCGCACGCCGACCTCTTAACGGAATTCTCCGGCCGCTTCTGCTACCGCGCTTGGGACAAGGGCCGCTCAACCGGCGAATACCTGAAGAACATCATCAGCGAGCGCCACGGAAGCGTACTTGCCCACTCGAACGTCTCCTTCATCATCACCGGCGTCTCGCGTTCCCTCACCCACGAGCTGGTCCGCCACCACGTCGGTACCAACCCGTCGCAGGAAAGCCAGCGCTACGTCACGGCCGAGGGTGGCGAGATCGAGATCGTCGGCTTCAAGGCCAATCGCGCCGTGGTACCACCGCTGATCATGAAGATGGCGGAGAACCCAGAGCTGATGACGCCTCGCGGCGAGAGCGTTGTCCTCACAGACTTCCTGGCGCACTACGAGAACGCGCTGGACAGTTATCAGATTTGGCTTGACCGGCTGAAGGGCTCGATGTCTGCGCGCTTCGAAGACAACAAGACAATCGTCAAGAAGCGAGCCCAGGAAGCCGCCCGCTGCTTCCTTCCGAATGCGTCCGAGACGCGACTTGTGTGGACGATGAACCTGCGCGCCGCACGCAACGTCATCGAGCAGCGCGGCAATCCAGGGGCCGATCTCGAAATTCGGCGCCTGGCCGTCGCGTTCACCCCGGAATTGAAACGCGTTGCACCGGAGACGTTCTTCGATTGCGAAGTCTACACCGCCGCCGACGGCTTCGAGGCCGTGCGGGTGGAATACTCGAAGGTCTAAGACGATGCAGCTTGGCGACAACACGAATTTTACATCGTTCTATGATACGGCACAGAATTTCGTGAAGTTGGCGCAGTGTGGCGACGTGATGACGGGCACAGTCCTCTATCACCAAGGCCACGCAGTCGCCCGCATCGTCGACGATCGGCACATGCAGATCACGACGCGGAAGGACCTGCCGGCAGCAACGCATGGTCTGGCTGGCGTCGTCGGGCACGTCGCCAAGCGCAGCGGTATGCTTTTGATAAACAAAGACTTAAAGGAGCAAGCGACGCACATCTAAGACGCAAATTCTTGGTGCAACGCGTTGCAGGAAAACCTCGGCCGGGCCCATCCACCCCTGCCGGGGTTTTCTTTTTGTGCACCGCACATTTTTTCTTAAAATCGCTGGAACCAAATTTATCGGCGTGCGTTTATAGCCCGTTATGCCTGCACTTGAGGGACGCACTGATCCAAAATAGCTAGGTAAAACATAGTTGTAGACTCAACAGGTCTAAGTTATATTCACCGCGTCCACTTTTGCGCGTAGCATGCGAGTGGCAGGCATTCGGACAGTCCCATTGGGAGGGCTGCTCCCGGAAGAAGGGGTTTAAATGCTAATGATCAAGTACCATCGTCAGCCCGCAAAGGGCGATGAGAATGACTTGCAGACCATCCTGAAAGACCCGGAGACGAAGGACTACCAGGACCTGCGCGACCGCGCAGCCTATGTCTACATCACCGGCACATTTCCGACGCATCTCCGCTCGTACATGATGAGCCTGCTGCGCATAGGGACTGCGTACAGTTTGAAACCCGTTGCACTGGATGGCAGATCGGGTTCCATGGAGCTGACGCCTGAAGTGCGGAAGGCCCTCGACCTCGAAGATCACCCGATGGTTTCGCGCACGCGCGACTTCGTCAACGAAGGATACAAGATTTTCTTTCAGCGCGACGTAAACGAGCGCCGACCATACTCCAAGGTCCTGCTTTACAAGAAGGACGGCGGGGTCATGCACAAGCTCGTCGTCCAGGCCGACGGCTCCATACTCGAAGGCTGGCCAACTCGTTCGTAATATTATTTGACAAACACTTACACTTGTGGCACTGTATAAGTATAACAAACCACAGGTGTCAGAACCATGTCAAATTCGGTCGTAACGACCAAGATAGGGGTGCGGACAGACGCACCCCATATTCCCGCACGCGGCTCGAAGGCGTATAAGCTACTCTCGCATCTTCTGAGGGGAGTCGAGATCGATGCCGGGTACGCTTACCTGGAGCTCAATCTTCCGACCTTACAGGCCAGAGCATCCGAATTGCGCAAACTCGGCTGGCCTGTGCGTGCACTCGAACGCCCCCATCCCAGGTTGATTAACGAAAAGACTGTGTACTATCTTCTCGATGCAACTTTTCGCCAATGGATTGCGGAAAATTCTGATAAGCATCCGAACGAGTACCCAGGGCTAGAGGGTCGAGGCAAGTACATTCCGCAGCGTGACGAAGGCACCGGAAATGGGGGTGGGCCTTGATTGAGTGGATAGCAAGCATAGTACCAAATACACCACAAACGAGATGGGCATTGGACGAGTTCATTACCTTGACTGCATTATTCGCCAGCGCCGCATTCGGTATATGGTACATTGTTCGAGCGATAGAGCGGCACACGCGCCGCATCATGACCGCCAATATTGAAAATCCGAGCAGACCATTTACTGTATCATTTTCGCCCGATGCCCCCGGTCTGCAGGACGCTTACCGCGTCGACGCCTGGGTCCGTTGCACCCCGCTTGAGGCACTATTTTTCAACCCCTCCTCTAAGAGGTGGCAGGGTTACCGGCAGATCGCCGGTCTCGGCTCTGCCTTCGTCAACGGCGCCCTGGTCACATTCCGAGCAGTACCGACCGGCGTGTCGGAAGACTTCCTGGCCGAACTGACCGAGGCCGCCGAGGATGGCTTAATCCCTCCCGATCTCCTCTCTCGCCTGGCAGACATGGACCCTAATGAGGTCTTCTCTCTTGTCGAGGCGATGGGCCTTGTCCGACAATTCAACACTGCACTTGAGGCGGCTGCCCAGCCAGAGACTCCGGAGCCGATACTGTCGGCCTTCCGCATCCAGCGTCGCGCCATCGATCTCGACTGAGAAAATTGCAACGCGTTGCAAACTGTAGCCGCGTAAACGCTACAGACACTTGTGGGTTTCAGCTTCGCGGAGTATGGTGCGCCAGTTTTCAGCATCAAAGTAGCGAGGCCCGATCGTGGCAGATGAGCCGAACATCCGCAAACGGACCCGAACCGAAACGCGCCGCGTGCCTCCGTCTAGGGACGTAAAGGGCAGCGTCGAAGTCCGGATGAAGGAATTCGTCAATACCCAGTCGCTCGCAGACCCGTTTGACGGCTATTATTCGACCGGCGTTGGGCATGCAAACGACGTGCTGCAGCCGCCGTATAATCCGTACTCACTGGCCCGCCTCCCCTACGAGAATTCCGCCCTGCTCGGCTGCATCGACGCTATGGTGCGCAATTGCCACGGCCACGGCTGGCAGCTCGAATATATCGGGCCCGACGGCCAGGAAAAAAGCTCCGGCGCAGAGGCCGAGAAGAAAATTCTCGAAAAGCTGCTGAAGTTCCCGAACGACCAGTATTCCCTGCAGGAGCTGGCCGAGCGTGCCCGCTTCGACAAGGAAAGCATGGGCTATTTCTGCATCGAGGCACCGCGCGATCGCAAGGGACGCGTAACGTCGCTCTTCCACATCCCGGCGCAGACCATGCGCATCACCACCCGTGACGTCGAAGAGACAGAAGTCGAGGTCAAGCTTCCGCGTGACGGGGCCGACACTTCTAAGATCAAGCGCCGCTTCCGCCGTTTTGTGCAGATCGTCAACGAGAAGAAGGTCTACTTCAAGGAATTTGGCGACCCGCGCCGGATCGACCCGGCAACCGGTAAGGTCAATGACGCGCTAAGCATCGATCAGCAGGCGACCGAGATCATCTATTCCGGCGTCTATTTCCCGACGTCCCCCTACGGCGTGCCGCGCTGGATAAACCAGCTCCCGTCGATCATGGGCGCACGCCAGGCCGAGCTGACGAACTACGACTTCTTCAAGGACAACGCGATCCCGGCCTTGGCCGTGCTTGTCTCGGGCGGCGTGCTGACGCAGCAGTCGATGGAAATGATCGAGGATCAGTTGACCTCTATCAAGGGCCGGCAGGCCACGCACCGTATGGTCATCCTCGAAGCGCGCGGCGACGAAGACCTCGCATCCCAGGACGGCCAGGTGCCAATCCCGCGCATCGAGCTCAAGCCGCTTCGCGATGCCCAGCAGAAAGACGCTTTGTTCGCCGAGTACGAAGTTGCCTCCGAGCAAAAGGTTCGTTCTGCTTTCCGGCTACCGCCGCTCTTCGTCGGCCGCTCCCAGGACATCACCTTCGCGTCCGCGCAGACCTCCTATGAGGTTGCCGAGGGCCAGGTGTTCGGTCCCGAGCGCAGGCAGTTCGACAGCATGATGGACCTGCACGTCCTCGGCTCCTATGACGCCAAGTTCTGGGCATTCCGCTCGCAGCAGGCGAAGATCACCGACCCGTCGGCTGTCGTCAACGCGATGACGGCGTTCAACGATCTTGGCGCGATGACCCCGAATATCGCTATCGCCCTCGCCAACGAGTATTTCGATCTTGAGCTGGAGAAGATCAAGGAAGACTGGGGCAACTGGCCGTTCGAGATCGTCAAGAACCTCGCCAGCGCCGGCAAGCTCGAAGGCTCTCAGGTTATCGAACGGAAGATCACGGTCAACGCAGACGGCTCGAAGACGGATGCCAACGGCAATCTTATCGAGGCTGCCCCGCAGCCGAAGGGCGGTTTCGCGCAGGACAATGGCAAGACGCCGGCAAACGACGACACCCCGAAAGACAAGGCTCCGCCCAAGGCCAAAAAAGTCGCCGATGAGGCAACTCTTGTTGCCGTCAGCGTCGCCATGAGGGACCTGCACGACATCTTGCGGACCAATGCCGATGCTCAGCCTGCTACCGCTTGAGGCGCCGGAAAATTGCAACTGTTGCAGCGACCCGCTTCTCCTGCGGTGGCACGGCATTGCCCGGACGATGGATTTTCCTGTCACGCTGCAGGTGATGCGCGACGACGGCATATACGACGAGGATGGCGAAGACGCCTTTCTCGACGATGAGCTGTCCATCGCCGCCGCGCTGTCGGCCGCCTGGTCTACCGCCGTCGCCAAAGTAAGGCCGCTCTTTACGCGCGTCTTCGATGTTGCCTTCTCGACCGGCAATCTGCAGGCTGCAGTCGACGAGGCCGCTCCGATCATGAACAACCTCTACGCGGGCGCTGCTCCGGAGGTGGAGAAGGCCATCCGCAATACGCTGGTCACAGGCGTCAATGCGCTAGGCTCCGGCCATAACGCGCCAGGCGGTGGTGGCGGTGGTGGCGACATCCCAATTATCGACACGCCGTCGGCACGCCAGTTCGAGGCCGCCATTCGTGCGGCAACCCGCTACTCGACGAACAACTTCTTCAACACGCAGATCGTGCCAGGCATCATGCGGTCGATCGACACGGCGTTCCATTCTCTGGACGCGCCGAGCCTTCCTGACCTACAGGCAGAGATCGCCCGCCATTTCCGCACGGTGCCCTACTGGCACCTGATCGCCAACGTCGCAGCCTCGCGCGGCTACCATTACGGTTACCTGCGCACGATGCAGGCCCGTGGCATTCTCGGCTATCGCTTCGTAGCCGTCATTGACGGGCGCACATCCGCCATCTGCCGGTCGATGAACGGGCGCGAATTCCTGGTAGCTGACGCGATCAACCTTCTCGACGGCCTCGCCAACGACCCGGACCCAATGGCCAGCAAGACGCGCACGCCCTGGGTTTCAGCCGAGACTGTCGAAGGCAAGTCCAGCCAGGAGCTGGCGAACATGGGGGTGATGATCCCTCCCCTGCACCCGCGCTGCCGATCAACCATCTACCCGATCTATTGAGGACACCATGACAGAGAAATTCGTCTGCGGTCGCTACGAGCAGGAAGTTCGTGGCGGACCCTGGAACTTCCCCGAGCCGACGCTGCGCGCGGACGGGACATGCTCGCATTGCGGCTCGTTATCCGAGGAGAAGTTCTTCGAGTGCGCCGACGCCGGCATGAAGATCACCCCGACCGACAAGAGCTACAAGGCCTATGTCGACGTACCGGACCCCGACGAAGGCAAGCCGTTCGTCATCTCGACCACTAATTTCGAGCGGGAGGGCTACACCCTCGTCACCCCGGAAAACGTCGATAGCCTGCCGCTCGATGACTATGGTCGCCAGCACTACGTCAACGGGCGGACGTGGGTGCAGTTC